GTCGTCTAAAGTCATTCCAAGAGACGAAAGGCCCCTGATGTCTCCTTGTAGATAAGCGCGAGCTGCATCGCTATTGCGCTCAGATTCATAGCGTTTCTCAAGGAACGTCTTGATGATGCTGGCCCTATGCTCACCGCTGATTACGCCGTTCTGCACCATAGGATTCAGGAACGATAGCAGCTCGTCAAACGTTCCTTGGTACTGGCCAGAATCAATTTGAGCTTGCAAGACAGCAAGCTGAGTCATGCGGTACAGATTCCGCATGTCAGAGGTGCGCTGCATGGCCCCGCGGTACTGTCCAGCTAGCTTGTTCTGCTCTTGCAGAGGCAGGCGAGAGAGCACGCTACCCTTATCCTCTTCCCCAGTGATGGAATTGGCAGCCAGGTAGTCGTACAGCGCTACTTGGTCCTGTTGCAAGGCGAGCTGGATGCTCTCCGCCACCAGCTTCTGCTTGACCTCATCAGGCAGGCTAGGGTCTTTCCAGATACTGCCGATGATCTGCACAGCCGTGCTACGCAGTTGCGTCGTGTAGTCATCCAGCGTAGCATCGCCAGCCCCTACGCGGTCTTGCAGTTGCTTGAGCGCAGAAATGCTAGTACCGACAACACCTTGGATAGCTTGCACCTTTTGCTCAACAATGTACTTGGCATGCTCAGTGGTGTAGTGCCGGATAGCGGTTTGCTCGATAGTAGCAAGCTGGCCGGTAACAGAAGCCCTAGCCTCTCGGCTCATGCTTTGCAGCAGCGGCATGACTTGCTCACGCTGCTTTGCGAGGTAGTCTTGAAGCTCCTCAGGGCTTCGCTTACGCAGCTCAGGCAAGTCCTCAAGAAACTTCGCTTGGATTTGGGCAAGGCTGAGCTTGCCTAGGGTGTCTCGATACCCTGCTACAGTCCAATCCTTGGTGAGCGGTTCAGTGTTCAGTTCTTCTTCGCTCTTGGCGATACCGGCTTGAGCAGCCCCTTCGAGATAGGCTTGGGCAAATTCAAGCTCAGCAGCCTTGTTAGCGATCTTGGCCCCTTGACCAAGCAGGTTAGCCAGCAGGGAATCTCTCCAAGACGGGTCTCCAGTAATCACAGGGGCTGGACGCATCACTGGAGATTGCACTTGCACCTGCTGCATGTTCGTGCCAGGCACCTTGATCTCGGCAGGGGTGTAGCCGCTGCTTTGGTAAGAGCGGGTAGGCAGGTTTCCATTGTTCGGGGTTGCAGGCATGTTCAGCTCCTCAGAAACTGAAGTTCAAGGGCGGACGCAATCCGCTACCAAGCGTAATGCTGGAAGCGGGCTGTGCTGGCGCAGGGCCAAGCCCCAGTTGCATCCTGTTCATGAGATAGGTGCCACCTGCTTGCATGGCACCAGCAAACAGGCTTTGCGTGAGCAGACCAGCCGTGCTAGGACCAGTGTATTTGTACTGGCGCATTGCAGGGGCGCTCTGCTCCGTGTTCAGGGTTTGCATAGCCAGCTCGTAGTTGTACTGCTCGATAGCTTTCTCGTAAGCATCTTGATTCGCAGCCAGCGCAGCATCTGTCCGCATCTGAATATCCGAGAGGATGGAATCTACGCTAGCGCCGATGCTTCCTGTGCTAGCAGCAGCTAGCCTAGCTTGACCAGCCTGGGCCAAGCCTGCCGTGCGAATATCTGCACCGTACTGCGCACGCTGCATCTTCTGCTGGCTTAGCTGCATCTGCAAGAACGCAGCGTTGTAGGCGTTGCGAATCATGGTGTTCAGGCTCTGGCGCTGAATCTGCTCGCTTTCCTCCTGCGCTTGCAGGGCCATCTGCTTCATGGCGCTATTCTTCGCAGCCATTCCACTCAGGAAACTGCTGCCAGCAAAAAGCGCTGCACCCAAAAGTAGTTTGCTCATTGCGTTCTCCTTATGACAAAAGTCGAAAATCCCCGTAAAGGCCCCTAGAAGGCCCTATGAGCCGTTTTATGGGCTTGCACGTAGGGTAATATACCCTAGGCCCTAAAAACGGCTCTACGGCCTTTCTATGAGGTCTATTTTCGCTCAGAGGGCCTCTAGCTCACCTACGACGGTACTTAGGCTGCCAGCGAGATAGGAACTCCACAGAGACGCAGTTCAGCTCCTGGGCACTCTCCGTGAAAATCTCGCAGCTACTGCTACGCATCTCGGTACGGCAAGGGACCTGCTGCAAGCTGTGGGAGCTGTACAGGGCTTTGCCAATGTCGATCTCGGGGTTGTCGAACGTAATCGTGGGAATCAGCAGCTCGTCCTCAGGCGTAAATTGGTCCTTGATGCGAGCGCGGAATCTTCCAGTGTTTCGAGTACCCACTTGCAAGCGCAGCAAGGTAGCCTTGCCAGAATGCACCGTGCTCTCGTTTTGGTCCTTGATCACAGGCGGGGTAAGCACGAATCCGCTGTAAAACGGAATCCCGACGCAGATAGGACCATCAGGCTGATTCGAGGCAAGCTGGAATCTACCTCCACCGAGGTGCGTAGCCCCTACGTCCTCTCCTTGCAAATCCCCTGAGCCTCGCACAAGGCGGACCTTATCGAAGAAGTCAGGCGAGAACTCTAGCAGCAAGTTCGCAAGTGCAGAGCCAGTGAGATTTACCTCGGCATTCTGAGCATTCGCGGTAAAGTAAATGTCCAGATATGGCCGTACATTCCCATCAGCTTGCACAGCAGATGCCCTGGGGTCGATGCTGCAATACAGCAGCCTGCCGTTTTGCAGGAACAGCACAAAGAGCAGGTCCTGTGCGAAATACACCGTGGCTATGTCGTACTCAAAGGTCCATTGGTGCCAGGCTTGTTGAGCCTTGGTATCGCCATCCCAGTAGTACTCATGCACGTACAAGCTGCGGTTATCCTCTGTGCTGAGGAATACAGCTACGTTCGCAACGCTACTGGATACAGCAGCTCTGCACCGGCCAGGCATGTAGCGAGGTAGGTGCGGGGTGCTATCCAGTGAGACGTATTGCGAATCCGTGTAGCTGCTTGGCAGCATTTCCATAAAGCCGAAGAAATCTTCACTGCGCGGAGTGGGGTACAGGAGAGTACGGCCAATGCTGATTGGGCAGCACGTGGTATCCGTATCGTATGTCGAGGTAAGCACGACAGTGGCCGTGCTAGAGGTGATAGCGGTATTACCGCTAGGGATGACGGCTTGATACGCTTGGCTAAAGAGTATCAGGTCCTTATTGAAAGGCACCGCCCACTCATAGGCGGCAGAGGTATTCATACCGCTACCAATCTCGATAGCGTCAGAGGGTACGACAGTCGTTACCGTGCTGCGGAAGAATCGGCGAGGCTGATTGCTCTCCGAGAGCGAGACCATAGGGCCAGAGAGCAGCACCAGCCGTCCTTGATAGCTGGATATTCCAGTGATGCCGTACTGCATCCACTCGTGCAGTGGGTTGTTTTCATCATCGCCAGCCTTGCGGCCCTCAAACGGGGAATTGTCAATGGCCCAAGCACTGCCATTCCAGTACAAGCTAATCGGGCAGTTCGTGATGCTCGTAGGCGAGCCATAGGCCCCTGTTTCTTCCCACTCCGTGGTGGCAGAATTGTAGCGATAGTACTGCGCAGACCTACCAGTACCGACACGGCAGATATAGCCATTTGCTTGCACAGGTAATCTGCTGGGAAGAAAGCCAATGTTCGTAACAGAGCTGTTCTTCGATACTACGATGTAGCTAGTCCCGATGGGGCTATTCACTGTCAGGCCATTGCTGCTCGTGAGATAAACGAAAGCCCCCTCTCTGGCTATGACCAGATCGGGAATGTTCTGGCTTGTCAATCCCTCTACTAGTTTCTGAGCAATGTACTCAGGCGTAGCGAGAGAGGCATCATTAGTCCCTGTACCGCTTGGCGTAGTGTAGCTAGAGGAGTAGCTCTGTGCCCCATTATTCACCGCAATGGTGATGCTGTAGGCCTTGCTAAAAGCCCCAGAGACGATATAGAAGAACCCAGCATTATTCGGGTCGATTCCAGAGGAATCATACTGCATCTCTGGAATCTTCTCACGGTTCAAGATGAAGAACTCATTGCCTACGGTAGCCACGCGAATGTTGTTTGCGTTCTGCGCAGTGCAGTAGCCCCCAGTGTCGAGCTGGGCCTCTTCTTCCAGGCTCCCATTCAGCACCTTGATAACGCCTGCCTTGGTGCAGATAACTACATGCACCCTAGCACCAGCAATGTCCGTGAAGAACGCTCTGATGCTGGTGCAATCAGCGCTAGGCATCTGCATGGTCTTTCTAAGCTGAGCGCCGGGACGTCTGCGCAGATTCGTTACAGGGTCGCTCAGCATATTCACTTGAGCGGAGAGCTGGCCAGGTAGCCGTTCCTCAGGGATTTGCTGCGAGACACCTTGCAAAAGGGATTTGTATGCGCTTTCATAGGTTGGCATAGTCTGCTCCTTGGCTCAGCGCAGCCCCTTAGCTACGCAGAGCGCGTTGAATTTTCTTCCAGGTCTTGGTGTTCTTGGTGCTATACCGCATCTGCTGAAGATGCTCTTGCATGAGCTGATTGTAAGCAGCATTAGCCATCGCTTGCCAGACTTGCAGCTCTTGCGTAACGCCGATGTCCGTGCTGATAGCCTCGATGCTAGCGGTGTTCAACACGTAGTCCGCAGCGGATTCTTGTAGCGCATCAAATGGCAAATCATGCACCACAACGCCAGAGACCGGCGTATCGAACTTGTAGGTCAGGGTCTTGGTGTTGTAGAGCTGCTGCCCTCGCACTACAGCGGGATACTCGGGGTCTGGAATGAACTTCAGAGTATTCGCACCAATGTCGATCACCCCATCAGAATTGGGATAGGCGGTATAGCGATAGGTGTTGAACCACCATCCCTGCATCAATAGCTGCTTACGCACTCGGTCGAAGATTGGCAGCAGCACAGCCAGCGTAGGGTGCTTTACCTCTGTGCTAGTAACCGGCCTCTCACCGAGCCTTGGCAGCACCATGTTGATAGCGTCCAGAAGTCTCATAATCCCCTCTTTATGTAAATGTCATCAAAAAGGGGACCTAAGAGCGAGTATCCTCAGCCCCTAGGTCCCCTTGCTACATCACGGAGTTACATCACGGAGTAGTAGTAGGCGCAGCCTCAGCGATAACCGCTACGGCATCGCCACGCTTGACCCCTACGTTGTACATGGTGTAGCTGTCGAGTACGTTCGCGAAGTTCTCCTTGTCGTCCCATACTCGGACAGTCATCCCTTGTGCCTCAACGGTAACGAGGGTCTTGCGCGGATGGAAGATGATCATCCGGGCAGTAGCCTCGTTAGCGTTTATGTCGTACGCAGTACCGAGGAAGTGCCCGGTGATAGCAGCAGTGGGGAATCGCGGGGTCTCGATGATGCGCAGACCATTCACCCACGCGATGCGGCGCTGTGCGTAGTTGTTCATCGCATCAGAGCCTTGGAACTCCACGTTCATGAGCTTGTTGTGCTCAAGCAGCAGGTTGAACGTATCGGGAGACACCAGCGTAGCGAATTCATTCAGAGCGCCACCGAGGTCGCGCTTGATGAACTCCGCAATGACGTCCTTGTGCGCTTGCACCAGAGCCTCAGCTTTCTGCTCAACGCTACCGCCCCAGCTAGTGCCGTACTCGGTGGCCAGGGACTTCCAGATACCGTTGTAGAACGCACCAGAGGCTGCCAGAGACGCGGGGGCTTGCCATTGCCCAGCCTTGATGAGCTGGATGAGATGCGCTTGGTCGAACGCTTTGGCATGCGCAGAACCGTGCTCCGCGCTGTATTCAGCACGGAAGTCCGGGGCAGTCCAATCGTCGTTGTAGTCGATCGGGGTGCGGATATACGAGGTGGTATCCACGGTGATCACGAATTTCTCATTCACGATCCGCGTGGGTTCCAGAGCCTCACCGCTCTTGCGCCCCTTGACAACAGCGCCACCAATGCGATCACCGCGCCAGGTATTGGTCTTGCCTTGGACTTGCTTGAAGTTCGTCAGGCCATTGGAGCGAAAGAGGCTTTCCACTCGGAAAGAACCCTCGATGTCGCCCTCGTAAGCCTCCAGATGAATATCAACGTCAGCATTAGCACCAGCCCAATGCGGACGTGCGAGTGCGGGTTGCCATACAGTATTGGGCATGTTGTTCTCCTTAGAGAATTAGGTAGCGATATGCCACCTTAGCTTGGTCAAAGATTTCTCGGGTTACTCGCAATTCGTTTGCCCACCGTTCTTCAAAAGAGGCTTGCGGCAGGAATACGACAGAGCGAATACCTACCTGTACGATCTTCGCAGCACACCTAGGACAAGGCATGTGCGTAACGTACAGCGTAGTTCCGTGCAGGTTACGCTGCGCAAACAGAATGGCATTTTCCTCTGCATGCAGCGTCTTATACAGCTTGACCTCTCGGGTATCCGTGCAAGCTGTATCATCAATCCCACTGGGATAACCATTGTACCCAAGCGAGATGATTCTCTTGTTCGCATCAACGATGCAAGCCCCTACTTTGCTACTCGGGTCTTTGCTACGTCGAGCGATTACCAGGGCCAGCTCGATAAAGGTCTCGTCCCAAGACAGATTCATTGTTTGCTCCTGCCTCGTTTGCGAAGGATTCCAGTGCGCTTTTTCGAGGGCATGCCGCTCTCCGGTTCATCCCCGCGCATGCGGGGAACACACAAGGCATGTGCGTAACATACAGCGTAGTTCCGGTTCATCCCCGCGTGCGCGGGGAACACTTCTTACATACCGAGACGCTTACCGAGCGCTCTGCGGTTGTACAGCTCTTGGTAGAGCTGTGCATAGTTCGGGTCATTCGGATTGAGCTTAGCTACCTCCTGTTTGAACTGCTCCTTGGTGAGCGCATTTTGAGCCTGGGTAACAGGCATGGCCGGAGCATATGGCGTACCCTGCTGCGGTACAGCGCCAGAGAGCTGGCTGAACTGCACAATCAGCTTAGCCCCTGCTTGCACCATCTCAGGGTCAATGGTGTTCAGCATCTGAGCAACGGCAAGCTTCAGCTCACGCGGAGCTACTTGATTGAACGCCGTAACCGCTGCATCCCATTGAGCCTCTCCACCAGCAAGCGCGAACACCTGCTGCTCCACTTCCGCAGCCTTGTTGCTGATGGTCTGCACCAGGGTACGGGCAACCTTCTCTGCTTGCTCAGCTTTATCGCCAGCAACCGACTTCAGATACGCCGTGTCGATCAAGGCAGGGTCGTTGTACTGGATGGCCTTGGTGATCACCCGAGAGACGTCGATGTCCCCAAAGGTTTGCAGCACCTGCACCATATCCTGCACCACTGGGTCCTTGATCTCCTGTACAGGGATAGCGTCCTCGATAGGCTCTGTGGCTTGCGTAGAGGGCTTTACAGCCTCTGTAGCAGGCTGGCTAGGGGTACCCCCTTGCTGGAGCTGCAAAAAGGCTTGTAGGGCCTGTACAAGCGCATCCTGGGGCTGTTGAGGCTGCTCAGGCTGCTGAGCCTGTGGATTTTGCAGCAGGGCAGGCTTACGAGGGTCCAGCACCGTAGGCGGTACTGGGTTCGGGCCAGCAGGAATCGGCTGGCCATACGCAGGGGCTACGCTTGCCTCAGGCACTTGCGGGGCGGTAGCAGGCGGGATTGCGACGTTTTCGATTTCAGGCATTTCAACCTCCTAGGACATTCTGGATTTGCTCGCCTTGCTGAGCTAGCGTACTGGCTTGCAGCAGATTCTGCTGAGCCATTTGCTGAGCTTGCTTGGCCTCGCGGATTTGCTGTAGCTGCTCTGGCGTGTAGAACAGAGTATCGGGGTCGATGCTCCTGCCTGCCAGCACAAGATCAACGATCTTCTGCGGATTCAGGCGCTCATCGAGCTGCACCACAGGGGCGATACTCACCAGCTCCTGCGCAGCCATGAGCAAGTTCTGCACGTCGCTGCTCCTGCCAAGAGCAGGGATACCAGCAGTAACGTCAGGCATGATCTCGCCAGAGATAAGGCCAGCAAGAGCCATGTCGCTTACCTCAGTCAGCAGGATATGCGCCAGAGGAATCTGGATGCTGCCGGACAGAGAGCTATAGACGCCCCCAAGCGCGTACTCAGCTTCTTGCGCATCTAGTTGCAGCTCATACGCGGTTACGCGCTCAGCGTCTCGCGTACCCCCTTGGTACATGAAAGCCCTAGCAAGGCGAGTAACGATGCGGTCAATCTGCTGCTCCACGATAGCGAGCTTTTGAGAATCCCCTGCCTCATGCACTTGCACAGCGCCAGGGTCTGCTCGTACCCACTCGCCGCTTTCGCTGGCAGCAAGGGAATCCACGTCATTGCCAGCACCAGGGCCTACCAGATGCACGACACGCAAAGCCTCTACCGCGTAGAGCGTAGCGGCCTCAGAGAGCGCTGAGAGCTTAGCAAAGCCACCGGCGTAGTCCTCTACGATTCCCCTACCGTAGTGCTCGCCTGGGATTAGATTCCAGGTAGGCAGCATCCACGGACAGAGATGCTTCGGATACCAGCTAGGCTTTCCTACCGGAGTAGTGTCGATCTCCTGCTGGACAGAATAGCCCACTCGCC